CGCGATTGAAATATGTAATGGTCAGTATGCGCTGTCTTACAAGCGTAGAGAACCCACTATACACTGCCAAGAAGGCAGAGAACCTAAGAGCCTACCATCCGTCGTCGTCGCCGCCACCAATTCCTCCGGCATCTCCAATTTCAGTAAACGCTCCCTTCATCGAGTTTGGTAACTCGTCGTCGAGATTGTTGTCCTTAGTCGTTTTGTCGCGGTACTGGTGCACGTCTTCGTCATCGGGGTCGACCTCTTCGTCCTCATCGTCCTCCCTGGCTTTTCCAGCCGCCTTGAATGAAGCCTCTACATCGGCCTCATGTTGAGCATCTTCTTCTTCAGTCGCATCAGCCCAGCTGGTCTCAGCCGACGCTATAGCGTCCGCAGATGTTTTACCACCCTTGGACTCATGAGCCTCGTCTCTACCTGCTAAGCGTTGCGCTTGTTGTTGAACATGCTTGGCTGCGAGTGCGGCAGCCTTTTCTTTGTCCTCTATTCTGGTCCTCGCGTTGCCTTGTCCAGCTTTGCGTGGGTTGACTTCATTATGCACACGCACTTGTGGATCCATCACAGCAGTAGCCTCTTCGAACATCTCATCAAGCTCGGAGAAATCAAATTCAACGACCTTCTTGAGGTTCTTAGGGACAGCTGCCGCTGCAGCAGCTCCTACAGGCGCGACCACTTGATCTTCCAATAAAGGAGGAACATGTGTCGCATATTTCATCGCCCACGTTTGCTTGGACATGGTCGCCATATCCAGCATGCACTCGTAGCTTGGGAGCTGGTGGAACAATTTTGCCTCGCCCAAAACTCCCGCAATCAGAGCGGTATCCTCATTGTCAGCATCACACTCAGTGATACCAGGAAGCTCAATCCCAAGTTTCTCCAATTTCTCAGCCTTGCGCGCATCTGTGTAGGCAGGAGCTAACACAGAACGCAACTTTTTGTCGGTCCACCCGCCAGACAAGTACACTCCGAGAATTCTATCGGCCAGATGGTCGGTAGGTTTCGCGAAATGTCCAGGATTGACAAGTGAAGCTCCAAATTTGTGAGGTATAGGAGTAACCATGACTGGGCGCCCTTGTATCATCTGAAGTGTGTTGCCAAGAAAGGGTAACGGCACTCCACTCTTCTCGATCTCCGCCATAGTGGTAACCAAACCAGGCCCGCCTGCAGAGAACAGGTTGGCATGGGTCAATACCCGATTAGTCTCGAATCCTTTGAACTTATAGCCGTACGTCTCGTACAGTCTTTCAAGAATATCTCCAAACATCTTTGGAACAGAAGACAACACGATGTTTGACTTTCGTGTAGTCACCATTTCATAGATGGTTGTTTGCATTCTTGCAGAGTTGAACAAGTTTCCGACCGTGGTCCCAGGGACTCCAGAGAACCAGGAGTTTGACAGTTTGACAATGAATGGTCCGCCCACATGCACATCCTTATTGAACCCCACCTTCAACGTGAGTAAATACGCTCTCTTCAGGCTCTCATGAAGCTTAGAGAAATTAGCGCAAAACCACGCATAATGGTGAGGCACACAGTCGGCACGCGTGCTCATATCCATCGCCACTACATCAGGGGTCAAGATCACAATCTCGCCGGTTGAGAGGAAGAACGCCCACATCTGGTCATCCCCATAGGATATACCAGCGAAGTAGCATCCTCGCACAGCTGGGTCAAATTTCACATGCCCAACCAATCTATCGTCATCCACATCTGTGCCCAAAGAGGACGCAGACGAGTACGACGAAGACGAGCTAGACGAACTAGAACTGGAACTGCTGGACGCAGCCGCTGCAGCAGCGGGCGTCGCAACCACTGTCTCGACCTTGGATAGAGGCGTTTTGCGAGTCAACGTGGCGTTAGGAGCAAATGTAGATGGCGAAGGCTTTGCAGCCGCCGCCACAGCAAATGTCTTTGACGCCACAGCAGGTGCTTTCTCACTAGCGACAACCTGGCTGCTATAAAACAACCTAGCTTTCGCTGAATGATACCGCAACCACCGCATGACGCGCTCACCGCCTCCAAAGAAAGAGGAGAAATGGTAAGCAGAACACGATTCTGGGTTCTCGTAAAATGGCACCAGCAGGTCCTCAACAGGTTTTACTGCCTTCATACCTAGCATCCGCATAGGGTATGGTTGCACGCCATAGGGCCGTGCTTTTAACAAATAGTTTGCTCTCTCAATTTTCTCATCCTTGCGCTTGACAGGCCAGGTATTGAGTTCAGGGCGCACAGCAAAGAAATTAAATACCCTTTCCACACCAAGCTGCGCTGTCTGAGGTGTGTCCAAAATCTTCATGATCATTCTGGTCCAATGAAACGCATGTTCCACGATAGGCATAGCCTCACCCAAGGGAACTTTCGCCATCCTATCCGTCTTATGGAAATAGGCTAGCGCGAGTCTGGTGAGACCACTTGCTTTCGGGACAATTGCTCCATTACCTTGTTTCGTCTCAAAGAGATATGGAAACCCGGCATCGGAAGTCATGTTGAGATGGTCATACGCTTTGTCAGCGAGCGTCCATGTGGAGGGGTATTGTTCTGGGTCACAATCATACGCGAAGAAACGCTTGGAAACAGCCTCAGTGGAGCAACTAGGCCGAAGCTTCATATTTCCAACGAGTTGTTTACACATGCGAGTCGTCACTGCACGACGCGTCCCATTAGTTCTTGTTGTGAGCATCGCGGCTGCACAGTACTGCTGCAGATCTGCCGATCGCAACCGATTATACATCTTCACATCAGCCTGATGCTGGGCAACAGGTTGCGACCACTTCCAAGTAGCAGTGGGTTCGAAGGGTATATTCAGAGCGGTGACAGGAGTAGCATGACCGGTAGACACAATTCTATTGTGAACTTCAAGCTCAGTGAGATCAGCTCCAGCGGGCGGGCGAAACGCCATCCACGGTGGAATGGTTGACGCTTCGGCCGCCACCTGCGCCGGCGTTTTGGGCGCATTGATGACCGCTGCTCGGGCTTTCGCCATTGCAATGATCTCC